AAAATAAGTGAAAAAGAATATTTTCCTACTTTACTAAAATGGAAAGATACTACTTATGGCCATGGTTATCCTATGAACATATATGTAAGTCATAACCAAATAAATAACAGTATAGATAATAATTTAGATGAAAGAGGAAATTTAGCTATTTTTGATTTTATTCAAGATATATGTACTGAATTGAATAAAGCTTTAGGAGGAGTAAATAATTTAGAAGTAGTTTTAGATGAAGAACAAAATATTTTAAAAATTATAGATTCTAGCTATAACCCAACAACAAAATCTACTGATTATGAATTAGAACTTTATGGATATAATGGAACTACTTCTAATTTTGTTCATGATTTTGAATTAAAAACAGAAATTACTAATGAATTTGCTACAATGGCAACTATTGGATCTACAGCTGGGGGTTATGTTAAAGGAACAGAAAACACTATGTTTTCAAAATGGAATAAAGGATTAATAGATAGATTTAAAGAAAAACTAGTCCCTGGAGATAAATTATCTAGAGAAGTTTCAGGCAGCGTAGCTGAACCTAATGAAATGTATGTTGATAAAATTTGGTTTGGAGATATCTCAGCTTTTGGTTATACATTATTTAATATAGAAGATTGGACTCTATCAAATTCATCTTTAGGTTTAAGTAATGATGTTATAGAACAAAACTTATCAATAGGCACAGAATTTTATAAATACTGCCAATCAGAAATCCAAACTAATTATAATGAACTACACGCTTCCTCTACAACAGGATTTATCCCTATTAGTCTTGGCATTACTATGGAAGGACTTTCAGGAATAAAAATATACAACGCTTTAAATGTTGATACTAGATTTTTACCTGCTGATTACCCTGATGCTCTAAAATTTATTATAAAAGGAGTTAACCATTCTGTTAAAGATGGTAATTGGAATACTAATATAGAAACTATTGCAATTGCTCAAAACGAAACAGACCAATCAATCCCTCCTACACGCATCATCCCTACACCCTTACCACCACCCGGAGGCCGTCTTCCTTCTCTTCCACCCCCCATATTATTCTAAATAACCTATGGCTAAAATAATGAATTACCCCGGATCAGATAACACCAGTATGTTTTGGTGTGTTACTGATATTATAGCAAGAGCAGCCGTTGTATCAACTAATGCAAACAATGAAACTGGCGGCGGCGGCGGCGGCGGCGGCGGTGGTGGCGGTGGTGGCGGTGGAGCAACAAGTTGTGGATGTACAATAAGTAATCGTTCTTCTTACCCTGAATTCCCACTTACAAACCCTTGTCCGGCTGTACACCCAATACTTTTTAAAGACATGGCATTTAGATTAAAAAGTAAATTACCAAAAAATGAAAGCCTTGCTAGAGCTATATTTGGTATAATTTGGTCTGAATCTTCTAAAGATGGATCTAATGCTACTACTGGAAAATTTAATGATGCTGGAGGGCATAATTATTCTGGGGTCCAAACAGATAGTGGCAGATGGGGAGCTTCAGGTTTTATTACTGGGAAATATTCTAAAAAGGATAAGAAACGTTGTAGAGAATTTGCTTCATTTAGCTCATTAAATGCTTATTTAGATTTTATGATTAGCCGAGCTGAAGCTAAAGAATTTAATGGTTTTAATAATGACAAATGGACTAAAACTTATATTTGTAGCTGGTGGAATCCTAGTAAATGTTCTCATGCTGTCCCTGGTGATCCTATATTTATATTGAAGAAATCTTGTCATCAAGCTGCTATGAGACGATGGAATACTCTTAATGTTTATTAATTATAAAAATTATTAAAATTATTAAATAATATTTATTGATATGGCATATTACCCTAAATCCCAAATAAAAACTAATTTATATACTTCGGGTGGGGAATATTCTTTAACACCTTCAAAATATCCATCTGCCCAAACATCATATGTAGGTTATTATTACAAACTTTCTAATGGGAAAGTTTATACAAGTAAAAATCCAACAGATGGAGTCCACCAAAGATTATATCTTATAGAATATCCTATAAATAATATTCTTATAGAAAACCAAGGTGATCCTGATTCTAATCTTATAGAACTTAATCTTGAACAACTAACATCTCAATACAATAACATTTCAAAAACTACTCTCTTTAAAAATAGATTACTTCCGTTTTACAACCCTACAACCCCAACCCAAACTGATTATGAATTAGGTGTATTTACAAGATATTTTTGCAAAAAAAATAATGAGCTTAGATACATAGAAATCGACCAAAAAACATTTAATAACCTATCAGCAAAATCTACAAATATCGCTTGGGATCTTTATTCACCAATTTCTACATTATGGTACATAACAGGTGATAAAACTACAGTAGCTAAAGCAAATAAAGGTTTAGTTAATTTAATTGAAACCCAACAAAAATGGTATGGTTTTCCCCAATATTTTAAAGATCAATACCTAAAATATTATTTGGCAAATTAAAATATTATATATACCTTTACATTATGTATTGGCTTATAGAAGATATTGAACATATAGAAACAATTTGTCACATCAAGCATCAAGTAGCTTATGTAGATATTATTCCATGCTCACATAATATCCACCCAGTTGAAAATAAAATATGCGCTATATATCTTCGTTTTATAAATGACAATAAAGGATACATCATTTCTATAAACCATAGTGAAACAATAAATTTTGATCAAGAAGTAATAGAAAGAGTATTAAATAGTATAGAAAACATTTATGTAAGAGATAAAAAAGAATTTTTACATTATTTCCCTATTAAACATTGCTACCAACCATCACCCTCCCCCCATACGTATATACCTCAATTAACGCAAGCTCACATACAGTTATATAGTAGGTACCCTAACATACAAAATTTAAACACTATTATACCGATTGTAAAACATTATGAGGTATGTGAACAAAACTATGCTAACTTTGATAATACAAAATTAAACTCGTTTTACAATAAAGCAGCACTTGTGTTTAATCAACTAGAACGAGCGGGTATAAAAGTAGATAAAACATTATTTGAGCAGTACTTCGATAAAGACGTAGACGAATTTATATACACACAATATAATTTAAACACATTAACAACAAGACCTTCAAATGCGTTTGGAGGAATCAATTTTTCAGCTTTAGATAAAAACAATGGAGAAAGAGAATGTTTTATACCGCGCAATGATATTTTTGTTGAAATGGATATCAGTGCTTATCATCCTACCCTTCTTGCTGATTTATTGGGTTACACTTTCGGTGATGGTGATATCCATATGGATTTTGCTAAAATGTATGGAGTGGATTACGCCAAATCAAAAGAAATAACATTTAAACAGCTTTATGGAGGAATTTGGAAGGAATATAAAGATTTAGAATTTTTTCAAAAAGTCCAAGTATATGTAGATAATTTATGGGAAGAATTTAATACAAACGGATATATTAAATGCCCCATTTCAGATTACAAATTTGTAAAAAATAATCTGGAAAATATGAATCCACAAAAGCTTTTGAATTATCTACTACAAAACTTGGAGACCGCAAACAATGTTCTTATACTGTGGGATATATTTAAAATATTACGAGGGAAAAATACTAGACTCGTATTATATGTCTATGATTCGTTTCTATTTGATTATGATAAGAGTGAACCAGATGTAATGCTTAAAATATTAGGAATATTTAACAAATACAAATTACAAACAAAAATTAAAAGAGGAACTAATTATCACAATATAAAATAAGTTATGCACCCCACTCTTGAACAATCCACCAATATGTATAATCAATATGATTATAATATCACATTTGATACATTATTGATGAATAATAGACTATTTTGCACTTTTTCCCCATTAAATGATTTGGAGTCATTAGTAAGTGAACTTTCATCGCGTTATATTATAATGTACAATAAAATGTTTATATTACATATTAAAAGTAACAACGAATATGTTGTTACATATAATGTAGATCAAGGAAATATAAATAATATTCCTGAAAATACAATTCTAGTACATAGAAAAAAAGACTCCAATACACTTTATACAATTAATGCATTAAATGAATTAATTAAAAAATTAAACGGTGGAGCAGTTGACACAAACTACCCAGTAAATTGGCAACATTACAGAAATTGTATATTGCTAACCCAGCATAATGAAATTAAGCAACTTAATACAAAGATTTTTAAAATCATTGAATTATAGTTTGGCCTTTTTAAAATAGGTTATTATATTAAATGTTATAAACAATTAAATTTTAGTTATACTATGAATCTAGATGCAATCAAGAAAAAACTTGAATCTATGACTAAACCTGCTTCAAATAGCGGTTCGTCAAACCAAACCAAACGATTTAGACCATCGGTTGGTAAACAAACGGTACGTGTTGTTCCGTTCAAATACAACAAAGAATTTCCATTCACGGAAATGAAATTTTACTACGGTATTGGGAGTAAAAAAGTAATTGCTTCTCCATTAAATTGGGATGAAAAAGATCCAATTGCTGAATTTGCAAAACAACTTCGTGGTACAAATGACAAAGACAATTGGAGGTTAGCTAAAAAATTAGATCCTAAAAATCGTATTTTTGCTCCTGTAATCGTACGTGGTGAAGAAAGTGAAGGTGTTCAATTATGGGAATTTGGTAAAGAAATTTATGAAGCATTCTTACAAATGGCTGCCGATGAAGAAGTAGGTGATTTTACAGACATCATGATGGGACGTGATATTAAGTTAGTTACAGTTGGACCTGAATCTACAGGAACAGTTTATAACAAAACTATAATTACTCCATCAATGAAAACTTCTCCATTATCTGAAAATGATAAAGAATTAGAATTGTGGTTAGAGGAGCAAGTTAATCCAAAAGAATCTTATAAAATGCTTCCATTTGATGAAATCAAAGCAGCACTTGCAGAATGGTTAAATCCTGAAGATGAAAAAGAGGAAGAATTTCCGGCTGATGGAAAATTAACAGTAGAAGAAAAACCACAAGAAGACAAATCCAATTACAGTTTATCAACTAAATCAACGGCTAAAAAATCTAAAGCAGATAATTTTGATGCTTTATTTGAAGAAGACGATGATGTTCCGTTTTAATTAATTTAAATAAGTTATGGCCAAAACAAGAAAATCGCTAACAGAGGCGGCGGATAAAGAACTGAAAACCGCCTTTAGTTTAGACAAATTTAAAGCAAACAAGGGTTTAGCATCAAATGTTAAATTTAAAGACCAAACATGGATCCCGTTTTCACCCGCTTTACAAGAAGCATTATCTATCCCCGGGATTCCTATAGGTCATAATTCAATGGTTCGAGGAAAAAGCAACACAGGAAAATCTACTATGACTATTGAGGTAGCAATTAATGCTCAAAAGATGGGAATATTACCTGTATTGATTATTACTGAAATGAAACATGATTGGAACCATTGGAAAACAATGGGATTTGAAATCGATGATGTAGTTGATGAGGAAACAGGTGAAATTATTGATCAAACTGGATTTTTTATATATCGAGATAGAAGCACTTTAAATTCAATTGAAGACATTGCTGCTTTTATTATTGATTTATTATCCGAACAAAAGAAAGGTAATTTACCTTATGATTTATTATTTCTTTGGGATTCAGTAGGTTCAATTCCATGCCAAATGTCTATTGAACAAGGTAAAAACAATCCAATGTGGAATGCAGGAGCTATCGCGACTCAATTTGGAAACTTTATTAATCAACAGATTGTAATGTCTCGTAAAGAAAGCTCAAAATATACAAACACATTTTTTGTTGTAAATAAAGTTGGTGTTGCACCTGCTTTAACTCCAATGTCACAACCAAGAATGACAAATAAGGGTGGAGACACATTTTATTATGATGTTTCTTTATGTTTAACATTTGGTAATGTTACAAATGCTGGTACATCTAAAATTAATGCTGTAAAAGATAAGAAAAAGGTTGAATTTGCATTACGTACTAAAATTGCTTGTGATAAAAATCATATTAATGGTATTACAACAATGGGAACAATTATCTCTACAGTACATGGTTTTATCAAAGACGACCCAAATGCTGTTAAAAAATATAAAGATGCACATACACATGAATGGGCTGATATTTTAGGACAAGGTACATATTCTGTACAAGAAGACAATTCTGAATGGAATGAGGTTGCTACCACTAATGATCTTTTTGATCCTGAAGAAGTTGATTAACTTGTGATCTTTTTTGTTATCTTTATTTTTCCTCTAATATTTATAATCGATGGGACGTATTAAAAAATATTTAACACCTGAAGAAAAGCAAAAGTCAAAATCTGATGCTTCAAAAAGATATTATTGGAAAAATAAAGAACAAGAAGATGAAAAGGCAAGACAACGATACAAAAGTAAAAATATGCTCAAGATGTAATCAACAAAAAAGTTTTGACGAATATCATAAGGATAAAAAAGGTGTTTTTGGTTTAAAATCATCTTGCAAAAGTTGTATTTCAACATATATGAAATCATATACCCAAGAAAATAAAGAAAAAATAAAACAACAAGGAAAGGTATATAGAAACAATAATGAAGAAAAAGTAAAACAAAAAGTTAAGGAATATCAATTAAAACATAAAGAACATTTATATCAAAAAAGTAAAGAATACCATTTCCAACAATATCATATTTCTCCATATTTTAAGATAAAAAGATTATTAAGAGATAGAGTTTCTAAAATATTAGGAAATAAAGGAGTTACTAAAAAATCAAATGAACTATTAGGTTGTAGTGGTGTATATCTTAAATCATATCTTGAGTCTTTATTTTTTGAGGAAATGTCTTGGGGTAACCATGGGGGGTATGGGAAATAGATCATATCAAACCATGCTCTTTTTTTGATCTAACTGACATTAAACAACAAAAAGAATGTTTCCATTATACTAACTTACAACCTTTATCCAAAACCAGTGATATAGCAAAATCTTTTGGGTATATTGATCATATAGGAAACAGAAACAAACCAAAAA